GTAACAAGAGGAAACCATGAAAGATCACACACTACACTTCTTTATGCTATTCACATTTATAATATTTGTGTATGCATCAGTTATACAAGGGACAGCACATGGAAAGGAGGCGATCAAGTTTTCTACTCAGCAGACACGAGAACTATGGCAGATGTGCTCTGTATCATTCCGTACTCGTCACCCCGGAGTTACACAGGATGTGTACTATCCTGTATGTGACTGTTATGTAGACCATATCAGGAAACACTACAAACCAGAGGTACTAGAGGTTATGACTCCAGAAGAATCTAGTAAGTTAGCTCAAGGACTACGAGACACATGTAATCCTAAAAACCTAAAAGAAGAGGACTTTACATAATGGGAATATCAAGTAAAAACTTTGAAGACTTAGAACTCTCTTGTTCACATTGTGATAAGAACCACTTTGATCAAAAGACTTTGGATGCCTTACAAGGACTCAGAGATGCTATAAAGAAACCTCTGAAGCTCTCGTCAGCATATCGCTGCCCTACTCATAATGATAGTATTAGTTCCACAGGAAAAGAAGGGCCGCATACTACTGGAAAAGCAGTTGACATCCTATGTTCTGGTAAGTTAGCTCATGAGATCCTGAGCTTTGCCATGATACGTTCTAATACTTGGAAAGGAATTGGAATTAGTCAAAAAGGAGAACACTCTTCTAGGTTTATCCATCTTGACACAATTGAATCAGATATGAGACCTTGGATCTGGAGTTACTAAATGTCCTATAGCAAGAAAGTAATAGAACACTATGAACGACCTAGGAATATTGGTAGTATGGATGGTACTAACGACTCTGTCGGTACTGGCCTTGTGGGTGCTCCAGAGTGCGGTGACGTTATGAAACTACAGATACTAGTGGAAGACGATAAGATCGTTGATGCTAAATTCAAGACCTTTGGCTGTGGATCTGCTATCGCAAGTTCATCACTCGTTACCGAGTGGGTCAAAGGAAAAACTCTAGGCGAAGCTCAGTCTATTCAGAATACCGAAATAGTAAAAGAGTTATCGTTACCTCCAGTTAAAATACATTGCTCTGTTCTAGCAGAGGATGCAATCAAAGCCGCAATTAATGACTACAAAGGTAAATGTGTGTAAATGTAACCCATGTACGTGTAACCCATGTAAATGTAAAGGAACTAAATGAAAGCACCCCAAGAAACCCTAGAGAACCTACATTCTCAGGTAGCACGAGAACTCTCTGACAGAATATCAACAGGAGAAGCATCTAGTGCAGACATAAGTAATGCAATTAAGTTTCTCAAGGATAATGGAATAGAAGGTCTTGCTATGCAAGATAGTCCTCTTGGACACTTAGTTAATGTGTTACCATTTCCAAAGAAGGAAGATCTTAAGAAAGTGTCCTCTAGTCCACTTAATTAATACAAGAGGTACCAGAGGTACCCCCAAGTCCTTTCCTTTCGTTACAGAGCGATCTGAGCACTATATAAGGTAATCTAATGTACACACAACAGACAGAATTGATCCAAGACTTCCGAAACTTCCTCTTTGTGGTCTGGGAACACTTGAGTCTACCAGAGCCAACTCCTGTTCAGTATGACATAGCTCAGTACCTACAGGATCATGACGAAAAGAGAATAGTGATTGAAGCATTCCGGGGGGTGGGAAAAAGCTACATAACAAGTGCATACGCATGTCACCAACTACTGTTGAATCCTGAAGTTAAAATACTTGTGGTCTCTGCTTCTAAGATTAGGGCAGATGACTTCAGTACGTTTACCATGCGTCTAATCACAGAGATGCCGGTGCTGCAACACTTGATGCCAAAGGGTTCCCAAAGGCAATCCAAGATTAGCTTTGATGTTGGCCCAGCTAAAGCCTCACACAGTCCATCCGTTAAATCAGCAGGTATTACAGGTCAATTAGCTGGTAGCCGTGCTGACATAATCATTGCTGATGATGTGGAGATTCCAAACAACTCCATGACTCAGACTATGAGAGACAAGATCAGTGAAGCTGTTAAAGAGTTTGATGCAATACTGAAACCCGATGGACGAGTGATATACTTGGGTACTCCACAAACTGAGATGTCACTATATGAAACTTTGCCAGAGAGAGGTTATAAGCCTTTGATCTGGCCCTCAAGGATACCTAAGTTTCCTGATAAGTATGCAGGTAAGCTTGCTCCTTTGGTTATGCAAAAGATTGACGAAGGAGAAGAACCGGGTGTTCCACTTGATCCACTTAGGTTTGACGACCAAGACCTGACTGAAAGAGAACTTAGCTACGGACGCTCCGGCTTTGCTCTCCAGTTTATGCTGGACACAGCTTTGTCTGATGCCGATAGGTACCCTCTTAAACTTGAGGATCTTATTGTTATGGATGTTGATAATGACAAAGCTCCAGAGAAGGTCGTGTGGGGGAGATCAAGAGATAAGATCATTGACATCCCTAATGTTGGACTTCCCGGCGATTATTTCTACCCTCCTATGCAAATAGTGGGCGAGTATATTAACTATACTGGGTCAGTACTAGCTATTGACCCAAGTGGACGAGGTAAAGATGAGACTGCCTATGCAGTAGTGAAGATGCTTAATGGGATGCTCTATGTCATTGACTTCGGAGGGATCACAGGAGGATACTCAAGTGATACCTTACAAGCCTTGAGTGTGATAGCTAGGAAATACTTGGTCAATCAAGTGTTAATTGAATCTAACTTTGGTGACGGGATGTTCATGGAACTCCTGAAACCCACACTTACTAAGATTTACCCTTGTACAATAGAAGAAGTGCGACACAGTATCCAGAAAGAGAAGAGAATCATTGACACATTAGAGCCAGTAATGAATCAACATAGGCTAGTCATTGATCAAAAAGCTCTTGAGAGAGATTACACCTCAGTTCAACACTATCCACCTGAGTTGCAAAGTAAATACATGCTTGCACACCAGATGACTCGTGTTACAAAGGAAAAAGGAGCTTTGACTCATGACGATAGGTTAGATGTCTTGAGCATGGCTGTTAGTTATTGGGTAGAACAGATGGCTGCTGATGTGGATATGAAGATTCATGAGAGAAAAGATGACTTACTTGATAAAGAGTTGGAAAGATTTGTGGAAAATGCTGTTAATCCTACAGGATACCTTAGTAAACCTGAGTATTCCATATGGAATGACACCACAGTCTAACAAATAAGGACATTCTTGGTAGAAGTGAGTACATAGTGTGTATACTTTAGGTTACTTTTGTGTGTGTAGGTTCCTATTTGTACCAATGTGTACTCACTTGTACTAACATGTGAATATTTGGGTAAAAAATGTGAACCCCTTATCGATATGTGCGGGCGACAGATTACCCCCGTACCACTTGGGCACCTATATTTGAATATTTAAAAAATAAAAGAGAGTCACGCTTGTAAAATTAGCGTATACTAAAGTGGTACACATGTACACACTAATTTATTTTATTTGTACACACATGCAACAAGTGTATACACATGGAAACATTTGTTGTTAGTGTACACATGTTTAATTTGTTACCACTTGTTAACTTTGGTTCCATGTGTTTGCTTATCTATTTTTTTTATTAATTTAAATTAAATGCATTTAGTTAAATAAAAAGCTTGACAAATATTCCAATTAAAGTATAATTAGTACATAATGCATTTAGCATTATATATTAAGTCAATCAATTAACTAATCAAGGTAAACATGATGAGTCAAAAAGAATTCAATAAATTAATGGAAACATACGAAGAAGCCAATTATTCATTGGCATATGATATAGCAGTAAATTTAATACGTATAATCAATCTGTTAGGTATATTTTATTTAGTTACATTTACTTTATAAAAAAGCTTGACAGTTTATGTAGTTCTGATATAATAAAGATAGTAAGTAACATTAATAAATAAGGTGTACATGAATACATTACTAGAAGAACTTGAGACAACTGATCTTGATCAAAGTGATGAAATTGCTTTGAAAGAGTTGTTGCACGCCTCAAGTTGGAAAGAAGAAGAGTCAGAGCAGTTTAAGTATTTTATTCAAAATAATGAATAAAAAGCTTGACAGTTTACTTAGTTCTGATATAATAAAGATAGAGTAAGTAATTAATTTAGTTCTTTGAAAATCAAATCGGTAACACTTTTAGACCTTGCACAAACTTATAAAGGTCTCTATGTCAATAATGATTGAGGAATACATGCATTATGGAACACGTAGGTTCTACCCAAAAAACGAGTTAGCACGACAATAT